TACACCTATAGACCCGGTTAGCGTGGCGATTGCGTCATTTGCTGCCTCAGACCCCCTTAATAGATCCTCTTTGACAATCTGCCCGGTATCCCTTGCCGATTGCCTATACTGGTCCAATCCATCCTTGCCATTGCGCACCATATTGACCATCGCCGCGCCTTCTGAATCGAAGGCCTTGAACGCCAGCAATAGTTTTTCCTGATCGGTCTTGGCGCCCTGAATTACATTAGCGTAATCTCCAAGAATAGCCTCCAATGACCGCATATTTCCTGCGGAATCCTTGGTCTTAATATTATATTCTTCAAATACTTTTGCGAGTACGCCCGTGCCTTTGGCCGCTTCGCCAACACGCCTTGAAAATCTTTGCATTGCCATATCAAGCGTTTTAGATTCAACGCCAGATAGACCGGCGGCAAATCTTAACTCTTGCAAGGCGTCTGTGGTCAACCCTATTTTGTCGGCTGTTTTTGCTATTTTATCGGCGGATGATAATGCTTTTGTAGTTGCTGCGGCAAAGCCTACTGTAAGCGCGGTTAATCCGGCAACGGCGGGCGCTATCCCTGCCGCCATTTTGCTTGACGCCCCGGCAAAAGCCTTTAAGCTTTTCGTTACTGTATTGGTTTTTTTATTGAGTTTGGTAAAGGATTCGGACGCCTTATCAAGCGTTTTTATGCCATTGGTTTCAATGTCAACAAGCAAATCCAATATTTTTTTTGCTGCCATTTCAACTCCTTAAAAACTTTGCAAATTTATCGCGGTCGGCATGATGCCCTGCCCTGACCGCCACTGCCATTGACTTTTGGTGTTCTCTCTTTTCGCGCATCATTTCATCAAGCGCGATTATAAAGAAGGACCACCCGTATCGTTCTGGCTGCCGGTGTCCTGATTGAATAAGTTGGCAAACGTTGCGCCATACTCCGTCATAAAACTTTTTATCAGCGGTTGTGTTATCTCTTTGACTTCCGGCCGCCGCATTATCCCCGTCAGTCTCTTTAAAAAAGCCTGGTTAACTTCTTTTAACTTTTCAAACATCAACTCCTGATCGGACGGCCACATCTTAATCAATTCGTCTTTTGATGCGTCCGTGAGCAACGGCAAAAGATTGTCAACCGCGATTTTTAAAAACGCGTTGTCATCCGCTCCGCCATCCCACGTTTTAGCCGTGTGATAAACATCAAGAATATCTTTCGGGCGTATTTCAAAAATCTTATACACCCGTTTATCAATCGTGATTTCCGCTTCTTTACGCATTTACGACGCCTCAACTGCGTTGAAATAAGGTGAATTTGGATGGTTGCTTGAATCGGAAAGTACTTCAACATCAAGCGTAATTTGTCCGGCCTCTTCGGTGATAAAACTTACCGGCCCGGATATATTTAATTTGCATGTCCACAAGTTAACGCGCCATCTCGGCCCACGTTTCGGGTTGCCGATAAACAGCAACTCGCCCTCGGCCTCGCCGCCTTCTAATGCCTGGATTGTTTTCTTTGTTTTTGCTGCGTAATCTGCAGATACATACACGCCGTTGGCAACGATACTGCCGGTTGATAGTTCGCGTAACAGCCCACCCACAGGATCAATTGTGTAATCCGTACCCTCGACCCAAATATTTGCTGCCACTGCGGCATCTGCTACAACTGCGCCATTGAAAGTTTCAACCGCGGAACAAACGGCATTAGCACCACCGGCGCCCGTGATTGTCTCCCCGGCAACAAATGTCCCGGCGACATTAACAACCAATAAAAAGCTTGTATCAAGCATCGAAACAATTTTAGCGGTTGCGCTCGACGTCCCGCCGGTCAATACTTCGGCATCAACAAAAGGACTGCTTGTGATAGCACCGTGACTCAATTTAAGATAAGTCAAATCGGTGTAACCCAGGTCAACATATTGATCCGCCACCGTTGCCGTGGATACATCTGTAAGATACGACGCCGCTTGATTGCCTAATGACTGCACACCGTCACCCGATAGAACAATATTGAGATTCTCGGCGGAATATTCCTCAAGTGTAATGGCGGATTTAACCGACCAACTCAGGATATCGGAAACGTCTTTTAGTTTTTTGTTCGTTTGACTTTCCCAATGTTCAATTTGTTCCTCTGGTTCCATCATGACCTCAAAAACCGGGACATTCCCAATTTCAAGATAACCGGTGTCTCCTGTGGCTTTAAAATAAAGTTTCCCTGCTCCATACAAATAATTATTGGCACTCGGTGCTAAAGTCATAACTCCCCCTTATATGCTATCGATTCCGTGTTCATAAGTTACATTAATATTTATATCAAATAGCACATATGGATGTACTAATTTTGTTTCTAATTCTGGTTTGACTTCTGTCATCAAGGCAACGCCGCCGCGTGTCAAATCTTCATGCAATCCAACCCAAACGTCATCGACCAATGATGATATTAACAAATCCGGGTTGGCGGTTGCGTCGGCGTAAACCGTGACCCCTATGCCCAACTGGCTTGTAAAAAAAACATAATTTGCCGGTGTGCCGGATGATAGCTTGCCATCTGGATCGGGCAATTGTCCAACGACGGCGGCAAGTGGCAGATTTGCACTTGCAAGATCAATAAACTCCTGGCCATTGAATGCCGGTCTTGTCCGTGATACTGTCGTAATGCTCGACACACTTTCAAGCGTCGATATCACATTTAATATGATCTGTTCTCTCAAGCTATTCGCGGCCATTATTTTAAATGCCTCTTGATTTGTTTCTCGACATTTTTTGTCATTCGGACTGATCCGGAAAGCAAAACAAGTTTTGAGATATCTTCATTGCCCAAAACCTCGGCAACATTTGATGAAAAAATTTCTTTTAGTTTCCGATCCTCGCGGATAAAAATACCAACATGTCCGCTTTTCATTTTCGCCGGGAATGCGCCCGGAAAAATCTTTCGCCCTTTGTCCTTTTTGAACATGAACGAATATTTATAAGCTTTGCCTTTCATCGGTTTGCCGGTAACTTTGCTTTTTGCCCTCGGCCGGTTTGTTCTTCGCCCTTGGAAATTCATTCCCGGCTTTGCCGTACCTCCGGCCCAACCTTTGTCTTTATTATATGCCGGGATTGGTTCCCCGACTACCGTTACAACGCCGTTTAAGACCCTGGCTTTTGCCAACTTCAATGATATAGATTTATTTACTACCTTCTTTGTAACGTTTAATTCTTTTCTGACGCCTGTTTTATCACTGCCAATGTCGGTCCTTAGACCGCGCACTGTGTCATTGATAGCCGGGACCAACCATTTCGGGTTTTCTTTCAGGATATTTTTAATAGCCCTTGAAACCCGCTTATCGAATTCAACACCGGCCATTTATATCACCTTAAAAACTGCAAAAGTATATTCAAGCTCGCTCGCTTCGAGTAACGCCGAGTTATCATAACTTGTACTTTCGAAAACCCAAACGTCCGACTTCGCGATCCCCAAAGGGGCGAGTGCATCAAGTACGGATTTTTGAATATTAATAACGGCGTCGGATATTGCCGTCTGCGCCCGTTTCTCTGCCTCCGTCATAACCTCCACGGCGCATTCAATAGCGGTGCCTTTGAACGTTGCCGCGTCACCTAATAAACTATAGGTGTCATCAAGCATTGAATTAAAAAATGTCTTATCAATTGCCATTAGTGCGCCGGTTCCCCATCAATAACATTGCCATATTCGTCAATGACATCGTTGCCATATTCGTCTAAGATCGGTTGACTGTCTGCCTCGGCATAGTCAACCGATCTTGTGAACACATCCTTGACAATTGGGTCTTGTCCGGCTGGGTGGTTTTCAGTTGTCATTTTGACACCAGTATCGCATTATAAGTCTTTCCGGCGTCAAACCCGGTCGGCGTGATCTTAATTGCCTCCGCCAATACGTCAATCTGTACTATCTTTGCATTGGTGGCGGTCAAAACGGTCATATCTATAGTACTATCAAGCACTGAAAACACCGTGCCGCCGGGTGACTTGGCCGCAATGGCCAAGGTCCCGACGGTAGGTTGTGCCGATACTTCAATCTGTAGTTGCTGCGTGGCGAAAGCGTTTTCCTCTTTTAAATCAAAAGTTTCTGCGCCGTCCGCCTGTGTCAATCCTGTTTTAGTCAATATATTCATAGTGACCCCTTAATTTGCATCCGCCCAGGCATCCGCATTGCCAATGGTATTATTCGATGCTGTAACAACCCAGGCACTCGCACCAACGGCCATCAAGCAAACATAATCACCCGCACCGGCGGACTGTATCGAATCGCCCGCGGCATTTGTAAGCCCCAAGATTTGATCCGTGCCATCTGCCGGGTTGATATTGAATAACTGTGCTGCGATTGTAGCAAAACATAGTTCACAACCAATGGCGGTTGACGCCTCCGGCAATGTCTGAATTATGGTGCCACTGGCGCCTGTGTTAGTAAGCGTCTTGCCACACTCGGCAATTGCTATTGTATTGGCGCCGGTTACATCCTCAGTGCTTGCAAGTAATCCAATTGCTGCACCTGTGCCGTCACCTGTGATTGAATCCGTTGTCAATGCTGTGGCTGTTAATGTGGTAGTTGTTAACGTGGTAATCGATGCCACGCCCGCCAACGACTCAACGACGATCGGTGTTCTGGTGCCGGAATCACTTATTAACACAACCCTGTCTGAACTTGAGGCGTACATACCGACTGCGCCGGATGGTGGTGTAATTCTCGCAATTGGTTCCGTTTTAAATCTGATACCATAACGCATTTCTGTTGGCGTGGCGGCCCAAACAAGCGACGCCAAAACCAACAATGAAGCAAATGCTATGGCCAAATATTTTTTAGTAAACATTTTGACCCCCTCTTTTATTCGTCAAAAGGTGCTGTGCTAGCATTTAGATTCTGAACTACATACGCATAATCCCTGGCGCCAACTTCAACATCCCAAGCAACGCGGAATTGAGCGGCAACGCGGGAATCAAGATAAGCCTGGGTGTCCATGCCTAAATTAACGAACTCAAAACGGAGTTTCCATTTGCGAGTGAATTGACGTTTAAAATCGCCCATATACCAAGCTGTCGTTGAAAGGTCGTCCAATTTCGGACTTGATTTAATGCGGTCTAATGGAATAGAAAAAGCCCCATCCGGACCCCAGTTTGACATTTCATTCGCAACGCCGCCAACCATTTGACTGTTTGCAATTGCAAGCATAATAGCGAGTTTATTATCTGGCACCAAAATATTGACGTTTGACCATGCAATATTAATACGTTTGCCGCGCTCGTTTTTCATTGCGCGTAAAACTGCCCTGGCATTGTCAAGATCGGTATAATCAACCAATCCGTTGCTTGTGACTCTTGTTCCACTCGGTGCGCGGACCCCTGGATTATTGGCGGTCTCATTATATAATTGCGTACCTGACCCATTAGGTCGATAAACATATGTCTCGGCCGGAGTTGCGGCGCTGCCGTAATGATCGGTGATCCGTTTTAAAGTCAATTCCTCGATATGCTCTGCGGCAATTTCACCAAGTGCGTTGATCTTTGTAACGATATCTGAAACATTATTTTCCTCAATTGCTTCGGCGGAAATCTTTAAAGACCGGCCGTTTCTGCGGTGTCTGATTTCGACTGTTTCTTCACTCGTTCCTATTTCAGGAAATACGCCAAGTTCTTTAACTTCGTCCACATCCTTGTCAAGTGTGTTGATCTGGCCAATGGTTGTAACTTTTTTATTGTCTTCCATCTCAGTTACAAGGTCTTGGCCAATGGTAGGCACTGCCTCATAAGATTCATTAATGGCGGCAATGGCAAGTGTTCCTGTCAGTACAGGAAAAGCATTAGCAGATACAGTTCGCTTGATCCCCATAGTCTCAACCTGTACCGGAATCTGTACATCGTGCAATGCCCGATATAGATGATCCCATCGTTGAATGTCGGAAAATTTAAGCTTCTTCTCATCAACGCCTTTTTGCAATTTTCGTGCAAATTCTGCCGGGTTGCCTTTGGCCAATTGCCTCAAATCATATGGACTGGCCGCGGAATCCACCGGAATTATTGTGCTTCTAAATTTACTCATTTGATCCTCCCTGTTATGATCCGTCTGTCCATTGTCCCGGCACTGACAAACAAGTAAACCCTGCCGCGCCTTCGGTGATTAACTGGCATGTAAAAGCCACTGTGGTCTGTGTGATACTGTCGCCGTCGTCAAGCAACGCCCCGTCAAGCCTGATAAGGTCGTTATCATCCGGGTTGATTGACTGCGTGGCGCCATCAATATTAATAAAAATGGCATCCATACCGGATTTGACCGGTGGCAAGGAAATTGTTGTTGTTCCGCTAATGAGAATAAGCGAATTATACATTTGATTCTCAAGCATTGTCGCGGTTGCTGTGATAGCAATTGTTTTTCGTCCGGTTCTGGTAGTCTGCGACTTTCTGAATCCGTACCAAGTACATGCCGGATTGAATGTCACGCGTGCAAAACTCTGTGACCGGATCGTTGTGTCTTCTTCCTGCGGGTAATGATCGTCCGTAACCGCGATTGCAACGGCAAATGTACCGGCGCCATATGTCAGTGTTTGCGAATCTGACGCGGTCAAGGTAAACGGATCGCCTGGTGCAACGCTTCTTGCTGCTGCAAGTTCAAACTCAAAAACGTCATCCGGTGATAGCGAGTAAAAGCGCATATACCGTGATCCGGTTAACTCACTTCTACCGCTTGCTTTTTGTTCCTCGGCACTTAATGCCATCGGATACGACTGTGCATCCGCAACGGCGCTTGCCGGTACGAAATACCCTGTTGTCTTGTTAAATACGCATAATTCACCGGCTTTAATTGCCTGTGTTGCGCCCGCCTGTACTAGCCCCAAGAACGTGTCCGCGCCCTTAGAACTCTTACTGTGTGCAAATTGATCCTTGTTAACTGGCATTTTCTACCCCCCTCAACCTATAATTCCATTAAAAAATTTGTCTGCGTCCATATCGATTTTGTTATCTGCGTCATCGGCTTTGGTAACAGTCTTACGGTCCGACATTGCTTGCTGAATAATGAAACTTGAAATCTCTGTTTCTGTATCCCCGGCAATAATCATATCTGTTACGCCACATTTACATTTGTCGCTTACTATGCCCGCCCGTTTGATAAGTTCTTGATTATCAATTAATGGGTTGGCCTCGGTTTCTACCGACCCTGTGTCGGTGCTATCCATGCTTCTTTCGATTGCTGCATCGACCGCCGAATTAATCATGCTTTTCAAGCTGTCGTCCGCTAGCATTGCCTTTGCAACGTCTTTCGGTTCCATATTTTCCCCCTGGTTTCTGTTTACTCCGACTGTAATATCCGCCGGAATCGGTGTTAAAGATATTTCGTGCGGTCGCCAATGTGTATATATTTTTACTGGTCCGGATATCGTTTGCCCGTCCCTATATTCAAAGTCGCCTTGTTCTATTAATAAAACGTCATCGTCTGTGATCGGGTTGCCGCCGACTGATATGCCAGTCAGTGAACGGTTTAATACTTTCTGATAATACTTTTCGGCTTCGTCGTCGGCGTCAAAAACTATATCTACCTTGCCGCGCCGGTCTTCAATCCTGGGATTCTCTGTTCTGCCCAGGACAACATTAGGGTTGTGATTGAATAGGATTGACGCGCCGGATGATAACAACGACAAATCAACGCTATCGGCGTCATGCATCAATAGTGTTTTATAATATCCGGTGTTAATCGGTGTCTCGGATGAAAAAGAAACGGTTACTTTTCGCGAATCTTCGTCAATGTCTGCTCTTTGTATCTCAAAATATTGTTTAATCATTGGTTGTTTCCCCTTCAATGATTGCGTTTATTTCATTTATTTTTTTCATGCGTTCCGCGTCACGTTCGATTTGGTCAAAAACTTCGTCCGGATCTTGGCCTCGGCTTGCTATAATTGCGGATGTCGAATCGAAATTGTTGTTGACTTCCTCCGCCTTGCCGCGTGCCTCTTTTAATGGATCAATCCACTGCCACCCTGGCGGAATCCAAGTATGTCTTAATGCGTCGTCAAGATCGACAACCCGGCCCAATTTGCCGTGTATGATAAGATTTTGGACAAACCGATTAAAAATAGGTATGCAAGCATGGTCGATTAGATACCGTTGCCTGATCCGCATTGAGTGCTGAAATTGTAATAATACGGTCCTGGCGTTACTGTAATTCATGCCCTGCCAATTTTGGGAAAGTACTTCCGGCGGAATATCCAAGGAATTTGCCGGACCTCTTAACAATTGATTTATCATTTCGCCAAGCTGATTGTTCGGCCTGGTCGGCGTATGCATTGTTATATCTTCATTCGGATTCAAATAAACAATTTGATTGACGCCGAATTCGTGAATCCTGGCGTCGGCCTGGGGCATGTCCTCAACCGTAAAATTTTGTTGGAAGTCATCCGGGTTTTCGCTTTTAACGAATCCGGTCAAGCAAGCGTCCTCAATAGCGGCGTAAATCTCGGCATCAGTATATTTATTAAGATTTTCAAAATTTTCCAATGACGACGCAAACTCTGAAAAGCCGCGTGACTGTTCCGGGCGGACCGGATTGAAAAGATGCATCACCCGCTTTTCGCCGGTGTCATATTCTGCCCGTATCACTTCGTAGGCGTCCATGTTATCGCCAGTAGAAATAGACGGAATCAGATTTGATCCTGGATGCTTTTTTAAAATATAGTATTCCGATGGGGCGTCATCATCATCATACCTGATTCCGTTTTTTACTTTCGGATCGTTTCTATATTTGTAAGGTGTTGTAAGGCGGTCAACTTCCAATACTTCAAGGCAATAAGGCGTTGATCTGTGGATATATCCGGATTCGCGGCCAATTAAAAGTACCTCTCCATCTCGGACCATTGTTGCCTGTGCCGTCCTTAGTATATCTGATAGGGTATTTATTCGGCGGATATCGGCAATTAAGGACCACTTTTTGAATAGACCTTCGATTTGTTTTGATAATCCTTCGGCCTCGGCTTTGCTCTGCAAGATAAAACCAGTTCCGACAACATTGTTTGCAATGCGCTTAATGGGTCCGCGGACAAATGCCTCTTCCGTTTCTAACATGCGGACCTTACGGCGCCACGTTCCGCGTGATTTTGCAATGGCTGAATCCGGCGACGTTAACGGATTTCTGAAATCAATATTGCGACGGTTCCGGGTTGTTGATTCGTAGTTCGTGCGCTTGATTTCTGATTCCGTAATCCGGTTTAATCGGTTGCGTGCGATTGCTCGTTTAAGCGCGTATTGCGGCGCTATTTTTTGAAGGAATGACATTAATAGCGCCTATACCTACCGTAAGAAACACGCGTCGAGCGATTGCCGCCGTTCGTTAATGCTTCCATTTGGTATGTTATTTTAATGAGATTTGTTATTTCGGAGGCGTTTTTATATTGTAACGTCCGGCCATTGATAACAGCCATGCCAACAAGCGTTTTGCCCTCGGTTACATGCGCCTCAAGCGCATCTTGCAAGCTGTCTCTAAGTGCCGACCATGATGTAAAAGCCATTCAACCCCCGTACAATCTTACATATTTGTAGTTATTTCAATAATAAACTACAATATTGTAATATGTCAAGAAAAAGTTAACATATGTTAACTTTTTGGTTAAAAGACTTTATTCCTTCCAAAATTTCCAAACGGATTTTTATTGCGCGTGCTTGGCTTTTGTGCGGGTTGCGTGCGCTCGATTCTCGGCGGCCGGACGACTCCGACGGTATGCAACCCGGCCCGGATAGCGGCGGCGTAAGAATAAACATAACAATCAAGGACTTCATTCCGGCGATTAACTTTGATCCATTCCTCGACCGGAAATCCTTTGACATAGCGGGTGATTGCTTTCTCCGCTGTCAACTGAATGTAAAATTCGTTGTCCAGGCCAACCGGGAAATGAAATTTTTGATCTGATTTGTTGTTGTGAAGCCGGGTGTAAATTGTTTTCTTAGCTGTATCGGTGCCAATCGGCCATAATAGTACACCTTTTTTTAATGTCTTACCTATATAACTAACATCTTTTTTGCTCGGCTTGCCCAATATTGCCTTGTTTTTTGCCGGTGTTCCGGCCGTTGCCATCACCCTTGGCGCCCTGGTGCGGCAATAATTATATGCTTCTTGTGTCCTGTGACCGCCGGTATCAACCGCCACCGATGCAACGCGGAGGATTCGCCCATCGGGGCGGCGGATATCGGTGTTAATCAGGCGGTCAAGCTCTGCCCATTGGTCCCCTTCGTAAATCTCTGTCCAATATAATAGCCAATTTTCCTCTTGTGCGCCCCAACCATGAATACAAATTGCAAGGCGGTCATCCTGGGTATCAACCCCGGCTGTTACAAGTTCGATATTATTATTAGCTTCAAAAAGATTGTAACTCTCGGCGGTGTTGGAAAGTTCCGACCAGGCCGGTTGCGTGCCGTCTGCCTCCCAGGTCATGCCCGCCCTGGTGTTCATCCATACTTGCATTAATTCCGGACTGCCGGCCGCCTTTACAAATTCCTCGGCTATTCGCTCCCAGGATAACCAGCCAACCGGAGAATAAAGGGCGTTGATTCTGAATCCTCGCTTTTTTCTATCCGGAAACTTGTGGATATATTTTCCACCGGCCATCATTGTTGTTTTTTCCCATTCGTCAATACGGCCCTTGCAATGGATACAAATATACCAAATTTCCGTAATATCGCCATCCTCGCGCCTGGTAAACTTAATGCCGTGTCCCGCTTCTTTGCCGCCAAAATCCAAGAACTGTAGCTTGGCACACCGTGGACATGGCACATTATATTCACCCTGGCTTGATTCGTTATATTCTCGTTCTATATTTGAAACGCCTTTTAACGTTGGTGTACTATTAATATATATTTTTCTTTTCTGTCCAAAAGCGTCGGTTCGTTTTTTTAATAGGTCGCCGGGTGATCCTTCGTCCCCGGCGTTCTGGATAAATCCGTCATAATCATCTAATATAAGGTATCTGATTGAATCGGATCGGGCGGAGGCGGGCGAATTGGACCCGGTAAATGTCCATGATCCGCCGGGAAATTCCTTTAATAATAAAGTGTTTCCGGAATCGCGGGATTTGGGTTTTTTAATTACGCCTTCAAGGCATGGCATTGATAGGACCGACGGTGCTATTTTCTTTTTGCTGTGCTTTTTTACCATGTCGTCGGTTGGCATTGCCATCATGGCCGGGCCTGGGTATCGGTGAGCGATGGCAAATAGGAAGTTATTTCCAAGTTCACTGGCGCCTATTTGGGTCGGCTTGACAAAGACAACCTCTTGTGTTGGGGATTGTGGGGATAATTCTTTTAAAATTTCTTCAACATATGGGGTCCGGCTTGTGCGGTATCTGCCGGGTTCAACGCTTGATTCTTTTGGGAGGCGGCGGTAGGTGTTCGACCATTCAACCAAGTCAATATATGGGTCGGGTTTGATGTGGTGTTTGATAATGTTTCTGTATCGTGTTGTGTTGTTCATCGCGCCAATTCCTCCAATGCTTCGTCAATTTCATTTCTTAATTTTTCTGTTACTTCGTGCGGATCGGTCATTGCTGATAATTCGGCACCTATCCGGTCGGGTATGGCTTGTAATGCATTCCGGCAATTCCGGACAAATATTGCAACCTCTTTTTCCGCCAGGTCAAATTCAATTAGTTTGCCGGTTTCTTTTCCAAGTTCGACTTTTAGAAGTGCTGCTTTGTATCTGGCAATCCATGTTTGGGCTTCGTGTAACGTCATGTTT